TTGGATTTTCTGGTGTCAGACTGTTATCATAGATACGAGTTCTGTTATTAGGATACAAACAATACTGACCATTATTTAATTCAATCAGGTTATGTGACTTGTGCTCAGATGGTATCTCAGAGGTGCTGTAATCAACAGTATCAACATCCTGATGATAATTATCAATAGTGCATACATAAGTGCCTTTCTGGACTCCATGGTCCCTTGTCAGCACCTCATAGTCCATTGATCCAATAAACTGCTTCTGAACTGCTACAATCCCATAGTCCATACAATTCCAGAACTGTAGATTATACAAATTCATATCAGGATCAGGTGTCTTTGGTTCTGATACAAATGCACTGATAGGAAGTTTATCATAC